CCGTTAATATTGCCTCTATGTGCAATCAGTATCATACGTTTACAATAACTCCTAAGTTTTCTCCACGACCAGAAGGAATCATAATCTCAACTTTTTTACCTATCTTCTCAAATAAATGATCATGTACCTTTTGTGTAAAACTCCATTCATATACATCGTGAAATGCTAATACATACTTATCAGCTAATAGTGGTAAAAATGCATCAATATCTTTAATTATCTGGTCCTCAAAATGACCAGCATCAATAAAGACAAAATCTAATTTCTCACGAAAATGATTCTTAATGCATCTAAACGTATCATCTGGACTCCAACCAATCTCAGGAAATAACGTATTCTGTAATTCAAACTTCTCAATAAGATATTTTACAGATTTATAACCATCAGATGTTTCGTATACTGTTCTTTCAAAATCTTTGTATGCACCAGGATTTTGACATTTCTCTTCAATGTATGCATCCATAGTAACAACTTTACCACCAGTTTGTTTGAAACCTAATCCAATTGCACAACTACTCACACCAAATGCAGTAGCACATTCATATCCTCTCTGCAAATTATGTTCAATAATTATATTCTTTAGAAATTCAAATTCGTCTTGTTTAATTGAATATGGATACGGATGTTGTTTCATCTTAATATGACCACTACCCGTATTCTCATATTGAACTGGACCATCTTCAAACTTTACTATTTCTTCAAATTGACTCATTTATCCATCTCCACATATTCACCTTTAGGTGTATGTTGTAATGTTTTATGTATACTAAATTCTTTCCATGGTAATCTCATATCAGATATCCATTGTGTAGATAAAACATGTGGACACAATAAATCAGTTTTCATATACAAATGCGTTAAGAAACATGATGCCTTAGAAAACAACATCATATTAAACATATTACCCGCTTGAATCATATCACCTGTACCTTGACCGAGATGATTACGATGTGCCATAGTATAGAACTTATCAGTTTCAAATTCTGGCAAATCTTCATGTAGAATCATATCAGGTCTCATACGTATAACTAAATCATAAAACATACCAGTATGTGATACAAAGTTTTCTACTAAACTAATACCTGCATGTAACTTATGAAACATTGATAAGATATTCTTTGGTCTATGTGCAAAATTCTTATAAAGATTGCCACGATACTCAAACAACTCATTGTAATTATTCCAATCTTCAATTACTAATGATGTTGGTTTGTATGCCTCAATAATCTCTTCTCTATCAATCTTTGGGGTATCTTCAAAATACCCTTTCTCATTTTGTTTATCCCCAGGTATCCACCATCCCTCTTCATTCCATGTATGAATAAAAATATCAGGATTGTATCTATCAATTACCTTCTCTTTAAAATTAGGTAATACATCACGCCAACACCTAAGATGTCCAGTTAATACTATAGCAACTTTCATCTGTCTGTATGCACTTTCAAAAAAGTATTGTTCATTGTGTTTATTTCATTTTTAATCCACATAGGATTATATGAAGAATATACACTTTGAAAAATATGTTCATTAATCAATTCTTGACTTTCTATAAAACTTGTCTTGCAATACAATCTATCATCATTAAAATTTAACACTCTTAATTGAGTAGATTTATGTAATAGTAAATAAAAACCATATACAATATAATCAAAATCTTGTGAATTAATTTTAATCCAATTCTCTTCATAGTTTATATATTCTAAAAAATCTGTGAAGTTTGATTTACTGTAAACTGGTATATCATTAAACCAAAAGAAAACATTCATAGTATTACCATTAACTTCATCACTAATTAAACCATATGAAAGAATGTCACATAATTTTTGTTTTTCTGAATTAGTAAAAAACTTTAATGGTTCAGACAAATAATAGTATCTCTGTTGTATCAAATTAGCATATAAAGTATTTTCTTTCACTTTATACTCAAATAATGCATCATAGTCTATATTTCTAAAAAATAACGTATCAACATCAATTACCCCAACTTTATCAAATTCATCTTGTGTAAAAATCTCAATCAATCCACTGTATTTTTTTTGAGTAATAACACCATAATTTACGGGTCTTTGATTAACAATTGAACGATATTTTAACTTTTTGTTTTTTGTTTTGAATTCTTTTGCATCTTCTTCAGATGAAAATATTAAGTAAATATGATCATCATTAAAATGTTTATTATAACTCTCTATTAGTTTACTTCCTTCATCAAATTTTGGTGGATGTATTGGTGCAAGAAAACAAGATTTGTTCATTTATAATTTTCCAAAAAGTAATTTAAATCTTCAGGTGTACCTAGTCCCCACATCTTATCAATATTCTTTACACGAATCTTTTTACCATCACCAATCGCTTCATTGAATACTGGACAAACATAAAATTCATTATTTGTTCTAATATTCTTCTCAATCATCTGTTCTGTATACTTAACATAATCAGAACCTTTCTTCCAGTAATAGATACCTACAGTAGCAATATTTGAAATAGGATTCTTCTCTGCAACTTCAGATACAAACCCATCATCACCTAACTTAGCAAATGACCACTTAGGATGTGTTGCTTCAAATGTAACAATACCACCATCTACTGTATCTGCAGTAAATGCATACAGACATTCATTTGAATTCCATTCTGCAAACTGATCTGAGTTTGCCATCAATAATGGTTGATCATTATCAATAAATTCTTTTGCAAGTAATGTAGTGCAAGCCGCACCTTCTGTAATACCATCTACTTGAACAATATCACAACCTGGTGCAATTAGATTCAATAACTGTTTTAGATTATATTTCTCGTAGTGATCTTTTTGTACCAAGAAGATAAAGTGTGCATCAACATTTAAGTTTTCAACAACAACTTGAATCATTGGTTTGCCATTAACTTCAATTAATGGTTTAGGAAATGTGTATCCTGCTTGGGCAAATCTACTACCAGCACCTGCCATTGGTATTAATACATTCATCTTATTATCTCTCCATGGTATCTTTTTTCTCGTCACGCCATCAAGTATATCTTTTGCTTCGTCAATCTTTTCTTTGGTCAAATCTGTTGTATCTTTTACGGGTACTAGATGAGCACCAGAATTCAATGCACCTTCACGACCAATATGACTATCTTCAATGATTACTGTATTCTTAGGCAATACATCTAACTCAGTCATACATTTCCAATACATTTCGGGAAATGGTTTTGTTCTCTTTACATCTTCATTACTGATATAGTAATCAACAAACTCTAACACACCAATACTTAGTAATGCAATCTTTACAGTTTCACGAATTGAATTACTAGCAACTGCAATCTTAATACCTTGTAACTTAAGTAACTGAAATGTATCAATTAGAAATTGATTCTTTGGAAACTGTTTGATAAGTGTAAAAGTAATCTCTTGTTTATCAGACCATACTTTAGTATAATGACTTGGACTCAAACCTTTATCATCTGTCAACATCTTAAGTTTCTTTGTAGTATTTAATCCATCATACTTACTTAAGTGTTCTTCACGACTGATTACGTATTGTTCACCAAATTGACTTAATGCAACATTCAGTGCTTCATAGTGTAATTCACGACTATCAATCAATACACCATCAAGATCAAAAATAATTAACTTATTGTGCATCACGGTGTACCTTATTGTGACGAACAATACTCTTACCATTACATACCCATTTACATTGTGTTCTCATGCGTAATGACCATTCTACATCTTCTGCTTGATGATGAACTAATTCTTCATTGAAAGGTATTTTAGTTGCTAAATCTTTCTTAACAATCATAAACCCACCAGATTGATACATGCATAATGTCTGTGACCAATCATCATATGGTAATGATGCATACTGTGGAAAGAATGGTGAATCCCAGATAACCCAATCAGTGAAATGTCTTTTACCATTAATCAATAACTGTTGGCACGATGCAACATCCCAATCATTACCAAACTCAAGAAAGTTTGTATACCAATCTTTATCAAATACATAATAATCATGCATCAATACTACATTCTCATACTTTGCAGATTGAACTAATGTATTTTTCTTTCGTGTAATCCAACCCTCTTTTTCAGATTCATCAAAGTAAATGTATTTTACAGTATCAGTATCTTCATGTTTGGTTGGTCCAATACATAAAATCTCATAATTAGGTATGTTTAGTGCTTTAATAGATTCTATAACTTCAGTCAACTGGTCTATGTTTTTATAGGTAGTTGTTATTCCAAATGTAAAATTCATACAAGCCTCATTATATCGTCAACAGTGTTTTTAATTAAATGGTTTAGTGTTACAAACTCTTGTGCATCATCTATCTGTTTCTTTCTGACACCTTTAAACTTCTGCATATAATCTACCAACTCATCATCATTGTTGTAAGTAAATCCAAATTCTTTTAATACTTTTGCACCCGCAATCTCTCTTGATGCCCATGGTGTTCTATTCAACATAGATTCCAATAACACAAGACCAAACCCTTCTTTGTGTGAGTGCATAATATATAGATCGGCTTCACTGAGTGCAGATAATACTTCATTTCTATCTTCAATCATTAATGCCTTAACATTATCAGTATCATTGGGTTTGATTTGATGTCTATTATCATATCCTGTTAATACTAATGTCACATCTTTTCTATCTACTTTACCAAATGTTTCTACTAACTCATTCATTGCTTTGTTAGGCCAGTATCCACCACATGATAGAAACATATACTTAGTAGTGATTCCATACTTCTCACGAAAACCTTTTTGTCCTACTGATACTTTATCATCTATACCATGTCTAATCTGAACTGATTTTCTCATTACAGATTTACGTTTAACATATTCCCAATCTTCTTGTGTTGAACAACCAAGATACTTAACATTCTGAATTGCTCTTTGATATACATTACTTTCAGATGGAACAATAA